ATGGCCCGACCGGGTCCATTCAGATCAGCCCTTGGATGAAAGGAGATAATTACCATGATTATTAAAGACGCACTGGGCCATACTGCAGAGGTCCATATGTATGACAATAACACCGGCATGGATTTCGTCGAAGAGTACCTGAATGCCGGGTCCCTTGACCGTGATGCTGATGGTGCCTACTTGGTGGAAGATGTCCACTACATTGACGACTATGCCACCGAAGCATGCAACGGCAGCAACCCCGATTTTGAAGAGGCTTTGAATGCCGAATGGAGCTTTAAGGAGATGTGACAGATGGAAATGCGCAAGTTTATCGTTGAAATCCACCCGGATGGTCATGTGACGTGCTGCGAGTATGAGGATTCCGAGAACGCTATTAGAGTTGCTAATGATCGCTCGTGGCTGTCTGGGTACCGGCAAGCTCTTAGTCATTGCGCTGAACAAGTTGAATTGCTTAAAGGCAACAGTGCAGAGGTATGTTTAATGCGTCGGGGTGCTACCCTTGTACGAGATGGGGCCGAAAAGATGTACAGAAAATATGCACAAATTTTTCAGCATTAGTCGAAACGGCCCTCCGGGCCGTCTACCGGGACCGCCCGCCCGGTACTGATGATGACAGGGCCAAATGAAAGGAGTTTTGTATTATGTCTGAAGCAATGACCAAATCCGAAAACATTGGTACCGCTATGACGGTGGCTGATGTGATGAATACCGGTCTTGGGTACACCGACATGAATCTTACTGACCGCTCTGCAGCAGTTGCGTTTTATAACGCGACAAGCAACCCCGTCAACAAGCTGAAAGAGCACGTCAACGAGGTACTGTCCTTGGTGCATGTGTCCGTGGAATGCGTGGAGGTCAGCAAGGAGGATGCACCGGAGGACAAGGTGATCGCCCCGCGTATCGTCCTCATCACGGAGGACGGCCAGTCGTACGCGTGTGTGTCCGTCGGTGTTTACCAGTCGCTCAAACGCATGTTTACGCTGCTGGGCACCCCGGACACCTGGGCCGAACCTGTGAAGATCAAGCCCGTGCTGATCAGCACCAAGAAGGGTCAGGTCCTGTCCCTGAACCTGGTTTAATTTGACCGGTGGCCACAGCACTAAGTGCTGTGGCCTTTTTTGTTAGGAGAACACCATGAATAGCATTAACAGGTCCACACTGCTGGAAAGTGAAGACCCTATAGAGGCCTTAGCAATGGCCATTGTATACAGCGGAGTGATCGAAAAGGACGTGAAGTTTTTTTGTTCCGACTGGGCCCGGACCCTGTTTAGGTACTTGGGCATTGAAACAGATCCCCTTGACTGGTATCTGATGATATTGGAAAGAAAGGAACGTGAGAAGCATGGCCGTAGGTGCAGCCAAAGCAAGCGCAACACTTAAATATGACGCGGAACTATATACCCCGTATGCCCTAGAATCATGGCCTGACCGCGAGATGCGCAAGGAATACACGCGATTGCGTGACATTGCGCAAAAACGTATCAAGCGACTGTCAAAGGACCCCATCAGCAGCACGAGCGACATTTACAAGGAATTCGCCGGAGGTTTTCCGACCATCAAAGCGATGCGCGGAGACCGGAAAGCGCTTGAACAAGCCCTTGCAGATGTGGCGCGTTTTGTCCGCGCCAAGGGGTCCACTGTGGGCGGAGCCCGTGAGGAATTCGCGGAAAGAATGAAAGTCGGAGGCATCGACGTGTCCGAAGTCCCTGAAGATCAGTACACGGCCCTGTCAGAATGGTGGGAGATCGTCAAGGCCTCCGGTGTGTACTATTATCCGTCAGATCAGCCAGTCATGTACTGGCGCGAAAAAGGCGGCTACAATGTCAGCATTGACGATTTTGCCAAATGGCAGCAAGGTGAGGTCAGTTATGGCAAAGACTGGGAATACAGCGAGGGGAGCAGCTCTGCCGACTTGCGCGGAGGTTTTGGTGGAGGCTTGTAATTACAACCCTGTGCCATGGCTCATGGAGCACTTGGATTGCAAGCACACCAAGGGGAAAAAGCGCAAGACCAACAAAAAGCGGCTGTACGTCAATATGCCATGCGCCTTTGACATTGAAACCAGCCGAGTTTGTGCCGATGCGGACGGCAACCCCCACACTATCATGTATATCTGGCAATGTCAGCTTGGGTTAGATATTACCATCATAGGCCGCACCTGGGACGAATGGCTGCATTTTACCGACACGATCAGCGATTACTTGCGGGCCAATAGTGGCCCACAAGGCAACTGGTATTTGTGCATGTATGTGCATAACCTGGCCCATGAGTTTCAGTACCTTTCCGGGGTCATGACTTTTGGCCCCGGTGAAGTGTTTGCCAGCAAGCCCCGCCGAGTGCTGAAATGTGACAACCGCGCCATAGAATACCGGTGCAGTATGCGGCATAGCAATTTGTCCCTTGACGCTTGGGGCAAACAGCTTGGGGCACCTCATGCAAAATTAACAGGCACCCTTGACTACTCCAAAGTCCGGTACCCCTGGACCCCGTTGGCCTCCACCGAATTGGCATACTGTATCAATGATGTGCGGTGCATTGTGGAGTGCCTGCTGATTGAGATGGAGCGCGACGGTGATGATTTGTACACTCTGCCATTAACGCGCACCGGATACGTCCGACGCATGGCAAGGCAGGCAATGTACAAATGGGGTATTAACCGGGTCAAGCGCCTATTGCCGACCTGGGAACTATACCAGATGTTGCGCGAAGCATTCCGGGGCGGTGACACCCATGCAAATCGGTATTATGTTGGGCTGCATCTTGAGAACGTCGGGTCCGTCGATATGTCAAGCGCTTATCCTGCTGCGCAGTGCGAATGCTATTTCCCGATGACACCATTTCGGCAGGAGCCAGCCACTGTGCAGCGGCTCATGCAATGTATGCGACACGGAAAAGCCTGCCTGATGCGCCTGCAGATCAAAGGATTACGGCAACGGTATAAGTGGTGGGGGTTCCCTTATATCCCGCTTGCCAAGGTCCGGCACTGTGAGGGGTACATAAACGATAATGGCCGTTTGCTGTCTGCCGATCATTTTGAGATTACCATAACCGATATTGATTTTAGGATTATTGCCAAGGAATACGACTGGGACGCCCTCAATGTGCTGGACTTATACACGTCCGATTATGGCAAGCTGCCAGCGCCCTTGACAGACTGCGTAAAAGAGAGCTACACCGGCAAAACGTCCCTCAAAGGTGTAGCGGGTCAAGAGTTGTACTATGTCAAATCCAAAGGTGACCTTAACAGTTATTACGGCATGACAGCACAAGACCCGCTGCAGCTGGACACACTTTTTGACGAGGACGACCCCGACAACCTGTGGAGTGAGTGCACCGACGACCCGGAGGGCAGCTATAACGATCACTGCCCACACCTGTTTTTGCCGTATCAATGGGGAGTTTGGACCACGGCCCACACACGCAAGCGCCTCAAGATCGCCCAGTGGGCCGCAGGCAAGAATGGCGTGTACTGTGACACGGACAGTGTAAAATACATGGGCGACATTGACTTGACAGAGTTTAACCGGGCCGTGAAGCAGCTGGCTAAAGATAATGGTGCTTGTGCGACGGACCCCAAAGGGCATACACACTATATGGGCGTGTATGAACAAGAACACAGTTATGCAGAGTTTATGACCTGGGGTGCCAAAAAATACGCGACCACCTACACCAAAGGCGGCAGGATTACTACCACAATAGCCGGAGTCAGCAAGCGCAAAGGTGGGCTAGAATTGGCCCTTTGGGGTGGGTTTGATGCCTTTAAGCCGGGCTTTACGTTTTGCCTGGCAGCTGGCAACCAGGTCATTTATAATGATCGCCCAAAGGTCCCAGATTTTGTAGTTGACGGCCACACGGTCCACATAACCCGCAACCTATGTATCTGTGACAATACCTATACTTTGGGTATCACCGACGAGTATGCCAAGATACTGGGGTATAAGATCATGGAGGTAGTTTGATGATTAAGCTTTATACAGACGAGGGCTGGCCCAACTTTTCAGAGGATGACGGCATTCTATCCACCGGTGCCCCCATCATTTTTATCTGGGGCGGGCGCGGCACCGGCAAAACGTATGGAGCCCTCAAGCACGTGCACGAAGAAGAGGAAGAGTTTTTGTATTTGCGCCGCACGCCGCAGCAGGCGGAATTGATCTGCTCATCGCCGCTTATGTGGCCATGGTCCCCCTTAAATAATGACCTGCAAACACATTATGCACCTTTCAAAATGTCCAAAATTGCGGGCATGTATGAGGTGGGCAACGCAGGGGCCTATACTGACACCGGGGTCCCTATTCGACCGGCGCAGATGTCGGGGGTACTTGGCAATGTTGTCACGATGGCCCGCACCCGTGGCTTTTCGAGCCCCGATACTGACATTATAATCCTGGATGAGTATCAAAAGGAGGAATCCGACTATTACCGGCGCGGTGAGGGTGTGGGCCTGGCGAACATATACGAAACGGTCAACCGTAACCGCGAATTGCAAGGGCAAAAACCCATCACGCTGTTGTGCATGTCGAATGCCGTGGGCATGGCAAACCCTTACTATATGCAATGGGATATCACCGACACGGTAGAAAAGATGATCGGCAAAAAAGAGCGCGTTAAGCTGTTAAAAGACAAGGGCATTCTGCTGATTGACTTGGTGGACAGTCCGATCGCCAAGGAAAAAGCAAATACGGCCCTGTACCGGTCCATGAGCGGAACAGACTTTTACCGGTCAGCAATCGAAAACCAGTACAGCGCGGAGGAAAAAAGCCTTGTGGCGTCCCGTCCCTTGCGCGAATATTACCCACTTGTGCAGATCGGGCGGTGCTGCATTTATGAGCACAAAAGCAAACCCGTCTATTATGTATGTCGGCACCGCTCCGGCGAAATGCCAATGTACGGCACCGGCGACTATGAGCGGAAACGATTCCGGGCCGCTTATGGGTATATCTGGCCCGCATATCTGCAGCGGCAAATTGAGTTTGAGCGGTATTCGGATGAAATATTTTTCCGGGAATACTGCAGCGCCACTTGACTTTATCCAACAATCGAATATAATAAAGATAATCCCCGGTGCCCAAAGGCAGCCCCCAGAAGGGGCGGGCAGGCGTCAGCCAGCGCAAGAACCGGGGATTTTATTCTATTCACATTTATATGGAGGTGCACAACAATGGATGCTAACACTATTATTCAGGCTATTTCTAACGTGGGGTTTCCGATCGCGGCATTTTTGCTGATGTGGTATCAGTGCAACACGGTCGTCAAAGAAAACACGGCAGCTATTACTGAAATGCGTGTGGCCTTGGACGACATTAAAAAAGGGTGATCGCCATGGGATGCTATATTATTTTTGCCCAGTCGATTACGAACGAACGTGCATACTTGCTGGCTGACTTGTGCACCCGTTTGGGCCTGGGCTACTACAGTGACTGGGCCAACGATGCCCGAACGCGGCAGTGCTGTGCCGTGGGCCCCGTCACCAAGGGCGACAAAGACCAGGTGATTAAGTGCCTGGCACATGACATGTACGTTATTATGGAGGCGACAAAAGTTGAAAATCAGTGAAAAAGCGGCCCTTGCCATGGCCGGGTACACCAAAGCCGAGATTGAAGCCATGGACAAACCCCCGCAGACGGCCCCCGCCGCTGTGCAGAATCCTGCTATCCCGCAGCAGGTCCCGCCGTTGGCGGCCCAGCCCGCCATGCAGATCGCGCAGCCCGCACCGCAGCCTGCCCCGCAGCCCTTGCAGCCGAGCGGCCAGTATGACGGCCTTGAAGCTCTGCTGCAACAGATTTTGCAGGGTCAGCAGTCCACCACCCAGGCAATGCAGACCATGACCCAGACGATGCAGGCCAACGCGCTGGGCCTTGGTATCCAGCAGCAGCCCGCAGCCGATGCAAGCACGGTGACGGCCCGGATTATTGACCCCACGTATGGGCAGGAGGTAAAATAATATGCCACTTGGTATGAGTTTTGCGGATATCGCCGCAATTTTGACCGAGATCAATAAGATGGCGACCGGCCAGGAACCCACGTCGCCCATCGTGGACACGTCCAGTTTTGTGTCTGTCGCGCAGGCCACACTGTTGACCGGCCCCGACAACTACACCAAGGCAATCAGCCAGGTGCTGGGCCGCACTATTTTTGCGGTGCGGCCCTATGATGCGCCGATGAAGCGCCTGCAGGTTACCGGCGACGACTGGGCCAACCATGTCCGCAAGATCAATTTCTGCGATTCGGACCCGGTGACCGATAAAGCCTGGGCCCTGGAAGATGGCCAGAGCGTGGATATGTACGAGGTCCATAAGCCTAAAGTCCTGCAGACCAACTATTATGGTCAGACCAACTACAGCCGCGTGTACACCCAGGCCGACACCCAGATGCAGGCAGCATTTAAGGGGCCGGAAGAGCTGGCACAGTTTTGGTCCTCTTTTGTCCTCCATCTGTCAAACCAGATTGAGGCCGACCGGCGCAACCTGGCCAACAACCTGATGGCCAACCACCTCACCGGCATGACCGTCACCAGCCCCAAAAGCGTGATTTACCTGCTGGATGAGTACAACGCCCAGCAGGGCACCAAGCTCACGGTTGCCGACGTGTACAAAGAGGCCAATTTCCCCGGATTTGCTAAGTTTGCATACGGGCGTATCAACGACATTTCCCGCTTGATGAAAGAACGCACGATCAACTGGCACCAGAACTGGACGATCGGCAGCAAGACTTACAACATTATGCGGCATACCCCGTATGATCGCCAGCACCTGTATCTGTACAGCGGCACCCAGAGCCAGATTGATGCCCGCGTTATTCCGGAGGTATTCCACGATGACATGCTCCGGTACCGTGACGCGGAACAGGTCACGTTCTGGCAGGACATCGACGACCGGGAAACGATCGCCGCAACCCCTGTTGTTACCAGTACCGCAGGCGTGGCAACCAAAAATGCAGCCGTGCAGCTGACAAACGTGTTTGGCTGCCTGCTGGACTGGGATGCAATCGGCTACACCCCGAAGCTGTCCCGCGTCGTCCCCACGCCGATGAACGCGCGCGGCCTGTATACCAATTTCTGGTACCATTACGGCTGGAGCTGGTACGATGATTTTACCGAAAATGCCGTCCTGTTTTTGATGACGGCGGGCGACGTGACCGCGCCCAGCGAGGGCCGCGCAGCCAAAGCCACCACCCTCAAAACCACTATGCACAAGGACGCGGACCCCTCTAAGTCCTGACCGGCACCGGCGGGCATTGCCTGCCGGTTATTTTATAAGGAGGTGCGCAGCATGCAGGCAATATTTTACCAGATCACCAAGCGCTCAAACAGCACCAAGCTGCCCACTGGTGGGCAAACGTTTGAGATCAACTTAAAAAGCCCGTGCACCATTATCGACCCCGAAATTAAGATTGCCACGGACAGCAACCCCACCGGATACAATTATTGCAATATACCTATCTTTGGCCGGTATTACTGGATTAAAAACTGGACATATTCGGACGCACGCTGGATTGCGTCGCTGACCGTTGACACCCTGGCAAGTTACCGGGACCAGATCAGCAGCGCTACAGAGTATGTGGTAAGATCGTCCGCCAAGTATGATGGCACCATTTCGGATGGCCTTTACCCGGCGACAGCCAAAGTGCAGAGCGTAACCACCTCTTTTCAAGGTGGATTCGCTGAAACAATCAGCGGTGGTTTTTTCGTGATAGGGTTTATTGCCAAAAATGCCAACTCTATCGGAGCTATAACCTATGTAGTTATGACCCCCGGAAACGCTAAAAAACTATCTGCAAAATTGCTGACTGATGTGTCATACCTTAGTATTGATAATTCCGAAATCAGCGACAATTTGACAAAGGTCCTTTTTAATCCGTATCAGTATATTGTAAGTTGCAACTATTTTCCATTTGACATCGCTGAACTCACCGCGCATTTGCCGCTTGTGGCTAAGATTGATGTCGGGTGGTGGTCTGTGGATGTCCCCGGGTGGATTTTGGGCGAAGATAACAACAACTTTAAAAAATCGGTAAGTGTGACTGTTCCGAAGCACCCCCAGGCGGCAAATCGTGGCGAGTATTGCAATGTTGCCCCTTACACGGATTACACTATTTATTTGCAGCCCTTTGGAGTGATACCCCTTGATGCCTCTAAATTGTGGGGAGCTGCCACATTATCTATACAATATGTGACGGACCTTTTTACCGGGGACTGCGTTATGCGCATATTTACCGACAATAAGCAGCTGGTGCACGAGACAACCGCAAAACTAGGTGTGTCCATACAGCTGTCAAATATTAACTTTGGTATCCCCTCCGGCAGTGGGGGGCTACTCCAAACCGGTTTTGCTGCAGCGTTCGGGGGCCTACAGGCGGCATTATCTGGTGGGACTTTGTCGGACGTCGGAAACGGTATTTTAAATGCAGCACAAGCAACTAATGCGGATGTCGCAAGCAAAGGCGCTACAGGGTCTACAATCGCTTTTGATATGGCGCCCTACATGGTGGCCCGGTTTAAAATTATCGTGGAGGATAACAACGAGGACCATGGCCGGCCGCTGTGCCGGCGTGTGCAGCTGTCCACGATTCCGGGCTTTATCATGGTGGATGACCCTGACCTTGCCTTACCGGCAACGGCCGCAGAGATCGACAGCGTCAAAAGCTTTATGCGCAACGGCTTTTTTCTGGAATAGGAGGTGCCAAAACAATGGCAGTATATAAGCAATGTATTACAGGGGTATCACCAATTAGGGTATCGGCGGCATACCCCGCATACTCCGACGGCAGCTACCATGGCGGCATTGACACGGTGCATAAAGATCACAAAGCATATGCACCAATGGCCGGTACGGTCGTAACAGCCCATACATGGCAAGGCGGCACAACTGGCAACGATTCCTGGGGCAACTACATCGTAGTTAAGATGAGCGATAACAGCTATTGGCTTGCTGCTCATTTTGCCCGGCAGATTCACAAGGTCGGCGAAACAATCACCCGGGGTCAGTATATCGGCGAGCAGGGCCGGACGGGCAATGTAACCGGCATCCACACCCACTGGGAATACTGGGTAGGCGGCTACGGGACCGCGAACAGATCAGACCCCTCCGCTATTCTTGGAATTCCGAACCAGGTGGGAACTTGGGAAGTCGAATGGGATGCAAGCAATCCCCCCGGGCCGGGTCCTGGGCCGGGTCCGTGGCCTTCCGGCAAGCTGCCGGTGTGGCTGCTGTTTAAGATGGCAAAGGGAGGCAAGCTGTTATGACGGCACCCTACAGTTACGAGCAGATCAATGCCCATGTATCACCGGTGACACCGTCCGTCATGCACACTAAGGGCAACAACCTGTCATACTATTTCCGAAAATACCTGTTTTTGGAAGCCGTGTCTATGGTCCGGTGGACACTCCCCGACACCTGGCCCAGTAACCGCTTGCAATACCTGGTATTTGGTTCCGGCGGTGTGACGGTATTTAACACTGATCGGTACGGCCTGGTATATGATCGCATGGGGCTTACCGGTATCAATATCTTTTACAACCCGACACACTCCATTGTGGCAAATCCCTTTATTAAGGGCAGCCCGTATTTGCAGATCGGCAGGCAGTGCGAGATCATCAACCTGCAGCCTGACTATAGGGGCATGGTGGATATCGTGGCATATTACGGGGACATGATGGCCCTTGCCGCCCAAACCATCCAGAGCAATCTAATCAACAGTCGTTTGGCGTATGTGTTCGCTGCCGGCAACAAGGCCGGCGCAGAATCTTTTAAAAAGATGTTTGATCAGATCATGCAGGGTGACCCCGCTGTTTTCGTCGATGCCTCGTTGCTCAAAGCGTCAAAGACCGGGGCCACCGGGCAGAGCCCGTGGATGTACTTTTCGGCAGACCTCAAAGGCAATTTTATCACCAATGAGCTGCTGACGGCCCTCAAAACTATCAAAGCGCTTTTTGATACCGAAGTAGGCATCCCAAACACCAACACGAGCAAAAAAGAGCGCATGCTAACAGATGAGGTCAATTCGAACAATGTCGAAACGGCGGCAAAAGCGTCGCTGTGGCTGGACAGCCTGCAGCGCAGTTGTGAGCGAGTGCACAAACTTTTCCGCATTGACAGATCACAGTTGTGGGTTGATTGGAGATTCCCACCCGACACCGGCGCACAGGAGGTGAACAGCAATGCACGCAACACTAAGCTTTAACGGGTTACTGGCAGGATACCCCGAATTATTCAACGATTTGAAAGTGCCTGACAGCGTATCGAAAGAGGCGGTATGCAATCAGCTGCTTTTTGATACGCTGGAGCTGGAGGTGCTGTATGCCGACGGGCCCACGATGAAAAGGGCCCTGGGTGTGTTTTCCGAAACCATGTTGCCCAGCTGGACCCGGTACGCGGCAGCCCTGGGCCTTGACTATGACGTGCTGGCCTCCGATGATCGCACCAGGACCGTGGAGCACAAGGGGACCAACAGCGGCACCAACAGCAGCAAAAACGTGGTGGCAGGCAAAACTACCCGCACCCCGAACCTTACCACTATCGGCCAAAACAATGGCAGTGACAACACTACCAGGGACGTGACGGGTTTTGACAGCGGGGCCTTTGTGCCCGCCGAAAAGAGTACCACCACCCTGGGCACCGGTAACAAGATCACCAGCACCGGCACCGACACAACCACCGACGACCAGACAACCACCAATGACGGGACCACCAAGGCACAAGATGAGTACAAAGACACGGTGGCCGAAAAGGGCCGGGCTGGCAAAGACCCGCAAGACCTGATTGCCAAGGAGCTGGCCCTTGCCGCCAAAAACGCGGTGAATAAGATCGTTGCAGATATTCAGGCAAACTTTTGCCTGCTGGTATATTAAGGAGATGACAGCAAATGAATGACATTTATCCGATTCACAAGGCACCCTATACCAATTTTCACGATATGAACCTGGATTGGATTATTGAGGCGCTTAATGAATTCAATCGGAAACTTGCAAATTTTGTTAGCCTCAATACAATTAAGTATGCGGATCCCATTAAGTGGGACATCACCAGCCAGTACGCGCAAAATACCCTGGTTCTGGACCCGCAGGACGGCACTGCATATCTTTCCGTTCAGCCCGTCCCCCAGGGGGTGCAGATCACAAATACTGACTACTGGACCCCCGTATTCACGTTACAAAATTTTATTGACCCGCTTAAAAATGCTATCACGGCAGTGCCGCAGCAGGAAAACGGGCAGGCCGCTACTGAACAATTACCTGCTAATAGCGTGTTTTTTGTCGGTGATGTCCTTTGCACAAACCCCCAACCCATCCCGCAGACGTCGCTTGTGGTTATTGGCACAAACTGCATCGAAGTATCTGTGGTTGACCTTATTTCCCGACTGTTCAATATGCCCACTGCGTGGTACCGGGCCAGCGATACAAGTATTAACCTAGGATTCCCGCCCAGTGCGGCAAGCACCATATACGGCGGGGATGTACATGTGTACAGCCCCGAGGACCAAACCATCACCATTACAGGGAGGTAACTATTATGCCTGATGTAACTACTTTTAATCTGGGTGGCCAGGATATTACCGTAAAAGACCCCACTGCCCGCAGCAACGCGCAGAGCGCCAACACAGCAGCCACTAATGCCGCAACCACGGCAAATGAGGCACTGAAAAAAGTTAAGGAGGTTGAAAAGCTTTCCCGCGTGACTGTAGAATATACCCCTGCGACGGAAACCATTACAATTACGACCGCAACACACGCCGCAGCTTCTTCTAAGTAAGGAGGTCAACAATGGCAGATTTCGACAAAATGAACATTGACGCGGTCCCCTACCATGTTAAGGACACCACCGCCAGACAGCAGATCGCCGACGAAATTACCGCCCGTGAGCATGCAGATACACAGCTGCAGCAGGCCATCACAGCAGAGCAGAACGCCCGCGAGCAGGCTATTACGGCAGAGCAGAACGCCCGCAAGCAGGCTATCACAGCAGAGCAGAACGCCCGCGAGCAGGCGGACAAAAAGCTCCAAAACGAGATTGACAAGCTGCATGACGTTGCACGCCCAAAAAAGTACCTATTTGTCGGTGACAGCTATTCAATGGGAGAGGGGGCCGGTGTAAGTCCTGGCATGGGATGGGCTCAAAAAGTCCCGCAAATTCTGGGCCTTGCATCCGGTGAATATTACAAAGCATGTCAAGGTGGATATGGTTTTTCTAGGGTTGGCTACAAATTTGCCGATCTTGTAACGTCCGTATTACCCACAATCCCGGCCCCGGCTGAAATCACCGATATTTATGTTTTCGGCGGGTACAATGATAACAACTACACCGGCAACACAATCACGGCAGACATTGCGTCTTTTGCAGGGCTCTGCAAAACAAAATTTCCTAATGCCATTGTGCATATTGGTATGATTGCATGGAGCCCGGACAGGCAAGCCAGAGCCAACATTGCCAATAACGTACTGCCCGCATATGCCGCATGTGGTGAGAGTAACTGTGCATACCTGCCGGGATGTGAGCAGATCATGCACAATTATACACTGTTTTCGTCCGACAACATTCACCCCAATGATGCAGGGTATCAGTTACTTGCGGGCGCTATTGTAAGCGCTATTAAAACGGGCACCTATGCCGCGCAATTTGCATACAACAGCATTGAGCTTGCACCCGCTGGCATTGCCACAAAATATTCATGGGGTGGATTTTCTGAGTGCATTTATGCAAATACCTGGACACTGGCAAAAGCAGACGACAACAGACTGACCGTCACTTGTGCATCCCAAACAATTAAGGGAGACACAAAGTATAGTATCGGCACACTTTCGACAAAATACGGACGCCCGTATGATATCGCTATGGCTTGCCAAGCTATGACGACAGGGTATGTTGTGGGTGATGGAGGATTCCACAAAATCAACTGTCAGCTAATGGTAAAAGGCACGGACCTCTCCATTCTAAACGTTACATTGCCCGACACGGGTGCATATGTCAATTTGACAGGAGTAACGCAGATCGCCCTTCAGATTCCAACGTTTACCATGTGTTCGTTGTTTGTGTAATAGCGTTTATATTTCATAATCATTACTAGATCATACCCACTCCCCTACCCTGCAGG